TGTATTTTCAAAGATAATTAATTTTCCTGGCTCTGGTTTTACCACTCTATCTTCAAAAATTAAGTTTCCACCCTCGAAATCATTATTTAGATACAGCATCGCTGCAACTTTATTTGGTGTGTGAACATTATTACTATCAAAGTGAGGTTTCATAAATGTTCCGATTGGCCATCTAACAATGCCAACATAACCCAACTGACAATCAACTAAACTTTTACACTTTTCAGTAACCTTTGTAACAACCTCATCATCGTCTTCGGGTGTTATAGGATCAACATTATTACCATAATATGTAGCACCGTGATCAATCCATTCAACATCTGTAGAATAAACATCATCACGACTTACATTTTCACTCTTATTTAACTTAGCATAATCTATAATTCTTTGACACTCACTCAAAGAAATAAAATTTTCTTCTATGTAAGGAAAACTCATTTTGTGAATGTGTTTGGTGGGCCATCAAATCGAGGGTCTTTCGTATTCTTCTTATCAGAATCAACCTTATTTGGATCATAGTTTGGATCTGGATAATCCTCCCAACTGTTGCCCTCATACTCAACTATCAAAGGATTGATATCTTTTCTTTCACCGTACACATGGTAAAAACAATCAATAGTTGATAAATCAGTGATCAAATCAGTATTAGTTGAATCCTCTGCGATGACAATAAATTCATTGTTAAACTCTTGAATTACAAGATTTTGTGTTTGTCCAATTGGTTGCAACTGAACAGTGATACTATCTTCATGAACTAAATCTTTCCAGTAATCAGGTAAATTAATTACGTTAGACTCTTTTAATCTGCCACGACAATAAACTGCAACCTCTGGGCCTTCAATGCAAGCATAACGAAGTCGATGTCCTTCACCTTTTGTTGGATGAACCAGATCAAATGGTTTTGGAGATGCATCTGCAGCAGCAAATCTAGATGCAAGTTTTCCTTTGTTTCCACAATCAACCGCACCAGAGAAGAAAGCATCACCATCAACAAATAATTTATCTGTAGGCCCTCCACTTATATGTAAGGCGTTTGCAACTTTTCCATCACCAACTATCTTTACACAACCATCAGACTTCATTGATAAACTTGCACTACAAACTGGTTGTTGATCTCCAGGCAATTGTTGTGCAGAGTTTGATGTCACGTTCAAAACTGCTTCATAACCTGGCGAAGCACCAGTTTTTCCAACATAAACAGGGCCATTGAACACCGCAGTTCCAGTTGGAGACTGGTCTTTCCCCTCTGAATGTGAGACATCATTCGACCCAACAACTAATTTATCTGTTTGTGTTTTAATTATTTGCATTTAACCCTCCTCAAGAGTTCGTGGTGTGAAAGAAACATCCTTCTTAAGAGTTTGAACTAACACGCCAAAGTCTACATCAGAATGAGAGGCAGCTAATGAGAATCCATACTTAAGTTGAAAGAAACCCTTACTTATTATATCAACTCTATTGGTAGCGTCAACTAATATTTTTTCACCTTGAAGTCGAATATCAGGTGCTTGTGCATCAACAATTCGATTTGCAATCAAATTAATTTGACCATCTTGACCACCACCATTTGCATCAAGAGTGATGTTTCTTCCTCGAAGTGTAATATTACCATTATAACAATCAACGATAACATCACCATTTTTACATCTTATAATCTTCGCTGGAAGTTCGGTATTATCACCAGCACTTCGAGTTTTCAATCCTGTTCCAAGAACCTCAGTTGACATGCCTGGCGTATATAGAAGTGCCTTACCAGTTCCAGGCCCTCCCTCTGTTGCACCTTGACCTGTATTTGAGTAAAATCCAAAGACTTGTGATTCTGCTGTATCGACTTGGAAATTTGTCATTCCCTGTATGGAATGCATTTGACCACTTCTAAAAGCATATCTTGAAAAAACTCTATTACTGACGTTTTTCCTATCTTTAGGTTTTTGTGATTTATGTCTTGCCATTTTATTTTGTTACACAATCAATTACAGTTATGACAGCATCTTGAGATACTTGAGCAAGTTCAGCTGCATCTTCGACCTTAGTAAACTTAAGAACTGGCAATAATCTAGCACCACTACCTGTGTCACTATTTATTATTAAATCTGGAAGGTCTGTGAATCCAAATCCACCATCAATGACTTTTGCGCCAGCGACATATCCATCTTCAATTATTAATTCAGCTTTTGCCTTATCACCTTCAACCCTAATTGTGTCACCCTCCTGATAACCAAATCCTGTGTTTTGAAGAACTATATCAGATAGTGACGTGACATATGATGTTGAACCATCATAATTTCCATTTGGATCTGGAGTTATTTCCTTCACATTTCCATCAAGGTCTGTTTCCGTTGTGTTTGGAAGATATCCTCCGCCTGGATTTGTAATCACCACGTCTTCTATTTCACCATTTTTTATTTTGACAAAACCACCAGCAGTAGAACCATTCTCACAACTATCATAGAGTGAAAGTAAGGGTGGTTCTGTAAATCCAGAACCTTTACCAGCAATTGCAACACCAATTACTCTACCAAGAGCATTAATAACTGCACTTCCACTTGCACCTTGACCACCACCTCCAAGAAAATCAACTCTTGGTGGGCCACATCTAAGAACATTTGTCCTACAATTTGGTGCAGAAGGCTCCGCATCTATCATGCCATCCACACCATCAAGAAATTTATCCAAAGCACTTCTTGCTCCTATCTTATCAAGTAAACCATCAAATTCATCAGGTGTTGCTTTTCTAGTTCCATTTTTTGATGAGAATGTGGTATTGTCTGGACAGTTGTTTTGGTCACACTCTAAAAAACCTGTAATGAGATCTGCAAATTGAATTGCTTTTGAAAATGTTTTACTAGGAAGTGCAATACCACCACCTTGAATTGAATTCAACTGATTAAATATATCGCCAAGAGCTGTATCCAAAATATTATTAATTTGACCAAACATATCACTTAAGAAATTTTCAATACCACAAATAGGGACATCCAAGACTTGACCTATCATATTTTCTAAACTCTTCATTAAATAGTCGCCTAACTGTTCCTGTATATTCTCAAAATTACAATATATTTTTTCAGATAACTTATTTACCGCACCTCCAGCAGAAGATTGTAGTGGTTTTGGAACTAGTTCTTTAAAAGTTGTGGATAACTTATCTAGAGTATCTCCTATCACTTTGGAACGACCACGACGAATTAACTTAGTCATGGAGTTTTGAATCTGATTTGATGTTAATTTTAGTTCTGCTTGAATATCGACAACACCACCATAAAGAGGATTAACAAAAACATCAGAGGAATTTAATTTTTGAAAGGTCTTCATCTTTTTAGTGAACTCTTTCATAGCACTCTCTATCTTTGATATTTCATTATCTTGACACGCAGTAGAACTATTCAATTCAAATTCTGTATTATGTTCAATGTTTTCATCAGCAACAGTCTTGTCAGATGATTTAACGTGATTACCCTTCCATTCACCATTGCCGTTACCATTACCATTACCATTACCGTTACCTTATTTTGTGCCTGTGGCAGACCTTTCATGATCACCAGCAGTTGCTCTAACATCTGGTGGTGTGTATGGTACAAAACAAGTTTGTTTTTTAATATCAAATTCTGAGTTCTTTAATCCATCTTTAATGAAACTTTGTTTAAATAGAGTTCCAAAAATTACTGGTTGTTGAGCATCCTTACCATCAAAGAAAAATCCAACCACAACCTCTCCACCTTGATACTCCATTGATTCACCACGACCTCCAGTGGTTGAAACGTTGGGTGGTAAAAGAACATGTGCAAGGGGTAACTCATCATCTGCCAAATCATCTTCACATCCATGATATCCCACGATGCGAACACGACAACGATGTGAATAAATTTCTTCACCATTATCAGCTTGTGTTTTTTCTAAAGCGGTATCCCACTTTCCTTTCTTTGGATCGGTGACTTGACCGATCCACCACTCCATTCCGTCCTTTCCTATAAAATTGGTTGATGGTTGATACATTTAATTAATCGTCGTATATTAGGCACTCAGGTTCATCTGGATGCATGTCACAAAATAGTTCTAGAGCATTGGGGTCATGATGATCACCCGCTTCGATTTCTGCTTTGTGATGTTCGACATACTCTTCAAGTTCATGTAACTCTTCCTTTGCATGTCTTCTTGCTGCTGGATTCGCTTGTGGGTCATCAGCAATCTTTTTGTCGTATTCAATGTGATCTTCGATTGATTTCATTTGATTCTCCTGTTTCTTTTATTTAAGCGGTAAAGACATCACGAATTAATT